TCCATGAATCTGTACTCTTGCCCTGATACCTGGACAACCCAGATAGCGGTTGAATCACCCATTCCTAAGTCCCACGCAGTGTATGTTCGGCATAGATCATCGCGCACGATTTCTTTAAACCTACCCTGCTCTTCTAAGTCATTCATCAACTTTCCGTAATAGCTTCCCTCAATCGCTGCGTTAAATGAACACTCAAATTCTTGGTTGTACTTATCATCACCCATCTCGCGCTTAGCAGCTTCTAGCTCTTCTGTATCTAGTATGCGTGTTTCACTTGCCTTGAACTCGAGTAAAGCCCAATCAGGCTCAGCTTCAGCCCTGTCTCTTAGCTCCTTAAAGTGGTTAGCCCCTTTAGGTGTGCCGATAAATATAGCCTTACCTTTACGATCAGCTAGTGCTGGGCGAATAATCTCGTTCCATATCTTTGGGTTCTGATCTGCTATCTCATCTAGGACTACTAGATCAAAGTACTGTCCGCGCAATGAATCAGGGTTATCTGAACCAAATAACTGAATGCGCCTGTCCCAAAAGTCTACCCGCAGCTCAGCGATGTTAGCCACAGCACCAAGTGGTCGTGTGTAGTGTAGCAAGTAGTCCCAGGCGACACGTTTAGCTTGACCGTAAGTGGGCGCAATGTATGCCATTCTCGGTCGTTCTAGCTCACAATTGATTGACGCTTTAATTAACTCATTGATTGCGCTTACGGTTTTTCCCATACGCCGATGAGCGACTACTACGGTAAAACGGTGCTTGTCCGCAGCGTTATGCATCTCAACCTGTGGTGTTCGCGGGCAATAATCAATAATTATTTCTTTAGTAGTCAATTCGAACACCACCAACACCAAATTGCCCTTTTCTGTTTCCTAAAACGTGAGTTGAATGCAACATATTTTGAGCGGGCGTTACAAATTCTAAATTTTCTACGGTGTTGTTTGTTTTTACACCATCAATATGATTTACATCTAATGACTTATCACCATCAATAAAATGTTCAGCGACTAACCGATGTATATAATAATTTTGTCCTTTAAATGACAATCTTATTCCAAGGTATTTACCGCAACCAAAAATTTTAAGTATTTTTCCTTTTACTTTTCTTTTGGTAGGTTTTCCCCATCTATCATTTATGTTTTCAATAAAATCTATAGACCTAACTCTACCGTATGAGCTAATTTGATGTCTGTTTGAATAAGAAACATTAATCCATTCTTTATTATTCATGGCTGTTTGCCCATTTAACGCTCACCTTAACGTCACCACCATCAGCACCTGTTAACTCTGTTCTTGCCAGCTTAGGTATGTGATACTCAGCCATCTTTTGCATGATGTCTAATGCTTTATCGGGTGCAGGCTTTAGTCCCTTGTCTTCGTCACCGCAAGCAACGAGCTGTAGCCATTCGTCCATCTTGTCTGCATTGCGCTCTAGTAAGTTCGCAATAGCATCTCTTACAATAGATGTTGACTTGTTTGGTACGCCTCTAACGCGCCCCTTACCCGCATTGGGAGGAATCCACTTGTCTTTAGTAGACTGTTCTACTTTGCTATTCATGTTCGACTCCTAACGGGTCATCGAGTTAAGTTAATCTTAATTGCCTAGTAAACCACTTTTCATCAATTCATCGTAGTTGATGCCGTTCTCTTCTAGTATCTTAACTTGCTCAGGGTTAAACGTAACAAAGTTTGATGTGCCTTTGCCCGCACCACGACTACTTTCATCTAAGTACCTAACACCTGTAACACCTTGTTCTGACAATAATCGTGAAACGTCTTTAGCACCTTTGAGATTGTCGCTTGTTGCTAAGTTGTTATACATTGCACTCATGCGAGCTCGGTCTTTGTCTATATTCTTAAACCAGTCCGCATTATCAGAGTCAGCAATATTGACGTCTGAATACAATTTATTAAACGCAGATTGCACTTCAGGCGTTTGCTGGCTAAACGGTTTATCCCAATCTAGCATTTTTGGAATGTCTGCGTCTGGTATGTCTACTTTGTAAAAATTGCCCTCACGAACCGTAAATTTTTTATCAAAGTCCTCTCCATACCCATTGTTTTCCATCCTCAATTGTCTTTCAACTACATCTTTGTATTCAGGCGAACTAGAATCAATAATTTTTCCTGTTTTATTTTCAATATATGATGGTTCTTTTACCAATATATTTTTATATGCACTTGCTACCTCTGGGCTTTCAGCAAAATACATACCATAGCCATAAGATTGTGCGCCCTCACCCGTACCAACTTTATCAAGATTAAACTTGTCTACAACCTTGTTTGGCGTACCATGGAAAGCAGTTGCCCCAATAGCACCAGGCAATAACCCTAGACTAGACAACGCGTAATTTATTGCAGCAGAGCCATAGTTCCCCGCCTCAAAGTCTTTCTTGGCTTGACCTACGCCTTCTATCGATTCACCTGCGCCTAAACCATAGCCCACAAATGGCACAAAGTCCGCAATGCCGATACCGCCGGGCATGACGCTACTCTCGCCACCCAATAAATTCTGGGCTACCCTGCGTGAGTATCCCCTATCCATTCCTATGCTCTCTAGTAGCCCTTGTGTGGCGTCTGAGCCTTGCCTGCGAAATGATGGGTCATACGCAGTAACCTCGTCTTGCCGAGGCGTCAGTAATCCCTGGACAGCAGTCGGTTGATAAACAGGCTGTTGTGCAGGAAGTAACTGTTGCAAATACTCTTCAAGCGTCATGCTTATTTCTTTTTAGCAGTCTTTGCAGCAGTCTTAAAATCTTTAGCCGACGGTGCATTCTTGCTACCCACCTTGTTCATTTTCTCGCCTGAACCCGCTTTTATGCGGTCTTTCTTTGCTTTAATGTTTGCGTATAAACCTTTCATATGATCACCTTAATATTTTGTCTTTTTGTCCGCAGGCATTTTGTCCGCAGGCTTTTTACCCATTGGCTTTTTTCCTGCAGCTTTGACCGCAGCCTTTACACGATTACCGTTGTCCGTACATTTTTTCATTTTGTAATCTCCTTGTTCTTGACATTATAACAACTATGTGCAAGTTGTTGTGCAAACGTTTCCTGTGCAACAAGTTGAGCAAACAATAGTTTTACCCCCCGCAAATATAACCTGAGTTGTGCAGTAAGCAAAAGCACTTACTGAAAATGTCATAAGAATGATTGCTAATAATTTTTTCATTTTGGTTTCTCCGTTTGTAAATAAAATACTATTTGTTGTACTTCATCTCTTGTTTCTCTTACATGTAAAATTTGTGATTCATTTGATTTATAGCACCACCAACCCACTTTTGTAAACAAAAGATTGTTATCCTTTATATGCTCTTGGGTTATCTGAAATATCATTGTAATCAATCAGCCAGTGGTCGTTACAGGTTACGCACGCACCCAATGTGATTACGCGCAAATAAGTCGAACTGGGCTTGCAGTAGTTTCGTATCAACAGGAAAATTGACACACTCTTGCGTGTTGCATTCTTTGCATACAATTAGTCTATCAACAATATCAAAGTAAACTGTTTCTTTCATGGTTCACCCCCATACTGAACTTTAAGTATTTTCTCAAGATAGTGGATTGCTTTCAGTATGTCCGCACGCCCGCCCTTGCTTTTGTGGCGAGTAACGTACTTAATGACGTTACCCTCTAAATAGCCCAACTGGTTTGCGATGATGTAATCCCATGGCTCGATGTTTAGTAAGTAATGTGTACCACCTACTTGTTTTGTGTTCATCTCATGCCCCATGTCAGTACTCAAACTTCATTGTCATCATGTCTATGCCCCTGCACTTTGCCATCGCAGAGTACTGTAAAGACTCTGGGTTAAACCACAGCGGTACTCTGCCCTCCCACTCACCGTGCCTGTTCTTATCGCAAGATAACATTGCATCGGGTGAACTTAATGCGTCTGCATTGGTTGGGTCGGCCTGTAAGATTCGCTCTTTTTTCTTGTTACGCCAAACAGTTAACACTTGATCGACTTGGTCAGCAATTGCACCGCTTCCTTTGCTGTCAAACTTGCCAGGTATCTTTTCTTCTGTGTCCGATTTGCGAACGTGGTGAACAACGTGAACATGAACGTCAAATTCCCGGGCTAAAGTAGTAATTTCTGCAATAAAGTTTTTTTGCCCATTGTAATCATCTTCACCTTTTACACACTTCATAAGACTGTCTACAATAATGTGTTTAATCTTTAATTCCCTTGAACAATACCTAATAACACCATAAATCATCGCAGGGCTAACCGTGCCCAGTTGGTTGTATAGCCAAAACTTGCCTTCAAACCAATCTAATATCTTGTCCGCATAAGCTGTAGCGGGTTTGTTAGTCATGGCACATTGCCTAAGCATACGCATAATTGTTGACAATGGTCGCATCTCAAACGACGCTATGCAAACCGATTCGCCTTGAGCCATAAAACCTAGCGCTGCCATGCCTAGTAGCTGTGACTTGCCGTGACCATTAATGCCTTGCCATAGTGTCACCTCACCCGCTCTAAATCTCAGATTGTCATGGGTAACGCCCCAAGGTAGCTTTGCTCCGGTTATCTGTTCTAGACTATTTAATCGTTCTATAACTTCATCACGCCAAGCATTAGCTTGTACGATTTTAGATACGCCTTCAGATTCAACGATATAGTTTGCAAAGTCTATGTTGTCAGGTATTAAAAATTGATTCATATTGTCTCCATTGTGTCGATACCCCAGTCACCTGAGCAGATAACTTTTGCGGGTTTAAATTGTTGTATACGCTTGCCAGTTTGCAACACACGGACTTTATTGTCACCAATGATGTGAGTAGTGACGCCATGTAATGCTCTCAAGTCTAGCGTTCCAATAACGCTATTTTCAGGCAACCAAACTTCTGCCATGTAACCGTCATGCAAATTGTTTTCAGGATTAATGAAGTGACCTGCGTGTGGGTCAGCATCAACAAACACCCAAACATCTAGCGGTTTGTAGCCATTCATTCTTGCATTCAGCAATGATTGATAACCTTTCATGTGCCCACCATTAAGTCAGAAAAGTATTTAGTATCAGATTGCGCTTGTTTGTTTCCAAATGAATTGTTTGGTTGTTTTAGCCATTCTGCTTCAAACCTTGCGTAACCCTTTTCGCAACAATACTCAAGTACTTGATCAATTGACCAGCCCGCAAGATTTGCTTCATCAAGCATTTTCTTCCAAACACGGTTTCCGATTGGTTTGTTTTTTACTTTGCAAATCTTATTAAATTCAGACCACAATTTATTATCAATGTTCTTAGGTCTTTGGAATGCGTCACCTGTTTTTTTATCTTTTATATTAGGTATTGTGTTATTAGGTAATGTGTTATGTGTAGCATTGCCTTCGCTATGCGTTCGCATTGCGTTCGCATCTTTATCTAAACCCTTGATTTTATTCCATCTTTTGTTTGCGCTAGACCTTGCCTTATCACTTTTGCTATAAATTTGTTCTAACTCATAAGTGACGCGCTCAGACATATAACCATCATTTGTCAAATAAAAGAACTCTCGCAAAACGTTCGCAATGCAATCGCAATGCGTTCGCATACGAATTAATCTAGCTATTTCATCAACATCATTCGGCAACGGTTTTTCGTGCAAATAACACCAATCTATCATTCGTCTGTAAGCTAAATCTTCGAGTTCAGTCAAATGATTTGTGTGGGTTTGATAGTCACCAATATTAAATTGATAGTAGTGCATTTTTAAACTTTAAAAAAAAGGCTTCACCTGGTATCTCGAATCCCTTTCGGGAAACTGGCAGAGCAGGAATAGTTAACCTGCTGAGACACCATGTGAAGCCTTACTATTTTTACACCTCTGCCAAGGGTTAACGTAATTATATACCTAATTATTTATAAGTACTATAACTTCTTTATTATATGCTTTTTGGTGAATTGTCGGTGTACGAACCTAGCCTATCCTAGAGATAAACTAAGTTCCTTAATCTGCTTTTCGGAGCCATCGCCGTATGAACAGAACCCGCCAGTCGTTCGGTTAAGGGCACTAGCTTCGCCACCCTTGCATCTCTCTCAAACCTATCCCACAGTAGATGCTATCCCTAGACCCCTGCCGTTTTTAACCGACAAATCTAGCGGTTGCCGCAGACAAAAAAAACCGCTTTAATCTGCATCTTTGTGGAAGGCCTCCTTACGGAGAAAGACACAGATTAAAACGGTATCATCGCCTTCCACAGCAACAATTTAATTATATACCATAAAAAAAAGACCCGCAAGGAGTAATCACTTGCGAGCCACAGGTCGGAGAAACCTGACCAATTATAGCTAAAATTTATAGCTTGTGCAAAACCTATAAAAATAAATGTAAACAATGCTTACACATGGTGTAAATAGTGTCATATAATTTGTAAATGGTTAGCAAATTAGCTGACCCAAACGGAGAAACAAAAATGCAAGCACCTACTACACACATTGAAGTTCTTGAAGCAAGGTTTGGTAAAGAATTTTACGGGATTGCTGATGGTATGCAATTAGAAGTTATTAACGAAACACCTAAATTCTTTTTTGTTAAAATTTTTTCAGGTCATCGTGCAGGGCAAGAGATTAAGATTAGCAAACTTACTAAACGCTCATGCCATTGGGGACACGGACTTTCAAAAAGTCCAATTTTTAATATTTAACAAAAAGGGGGGGGGGCAAAAGCCCCCACTACGGAGAAACCAAATGCCAATGTTTAAAATTTATTCTACCCGCGTGCAAAAAGTGTGCGCTGTTGTGTACGCAAAAGACGATGACCATATTGATGATGCGTTGCTTGATGTTCAACCGCACGAATGGGAAGTTATCCAATCTATTGAACCCGAAGAAGTTGAGCAATACTTCGCTGTAAATCGTAATGAATATTTGGAGGATATCAATGAAAACTAAATCCATGTTTGTTTACGCTGACCAGCTTGCAGACGTGTGCCTAAACGCATTGCGTGACTCTGATCGTGTAAAGCACGTAGAGCACGCGTATGACGCTTATTCTCAAGTAGGCAAGCGTATGCTGGAGGTGGTCGATAAAAACGGCACACAGTACCTTATAACGG